CCTTTTGATTTTCTATTTATAAAAATTAAAGTTTTCGTAGGTAATTTTTAAACAATTTTAGCGCCACTTCTTCTAATTGAAGAGAAGTTGCTTGTTTAACCATACGTTTTGTTTGGTCAAAGTCTGATTCAACAAACCTACCATCTATCATCATCCATTCTTTATTCTCCATGATACCTTGAACAAAAGCACCTGGAGCAGAAGGATCGGCAACAATATCAGCAGCGGTCGCTAACCTCAAATCATCTTGAACTAAATTGTATCCTTCTCTTGTTTGAACGACTGAACCTAGAGCTCTTGAAGAAACACCAATATTAACCTCGTTCTCAATAAAATTCTTGACAATTTGACCATACGGCGTGTCAAGAATTTTTGCTTTACCGTAAAAGGTGTTTCCATCTTCTACTAAAGAAACAATTTTATGAGAAACTCTTTCAAGGTTCAACGATGGTGTATCAGGATGTCCTAATTCTCCAAGTGCTCGGTTTGTTTTGATGTATTCTTCATTATAACGGGCAACTTCTTTACGAAGTGTATCCATTTTATACATACGATTATTGCGGTTTACAGTATCTCCAACAAGAAATGTTCCTTCAATGAAAAGGTTTTTCTTTCCATTTTCAGAAGCTTCTGTGAGATACTTCACATCTTCTATTGTTTCTCTAATGAGTTTCATTATAGTATGCCTGTGTCGGTTGAATATGTTGCAGTTTTTGCCACAACCAATAACAACGTACCAACTGTACCCGTATTAGTTACAAATATATTTGATGTTGAACTATTCGATAATGCGCCAATTCCTAAATCTTCTAGGTTAATTGTATCATTAAGATTCAATTCTAAAAGTTTAGTTGATGTATTGCTGTCGCCTCTGTAAATTGTCCATACACCATTACTACTTGTTTTGATGTGTGTAATAGCAGCTGCGGTAACAGTTTCTAAACTGGTGTTAGGTGATAATTGGCTCAAAGTAATTACTGTGTCTGTATTACCAGTCACACGTATTGTGGATTTTGAGCGCAAGGAATTTACAATTTCGTATGCCATTTATTTTAGTCCCATTGATGTTCTTCTACGCATCGATAATTTTCTTTTCATAAGAGTTCTTCGAAGCTTAGCTCTTCTAGTTGTTTTCCAAGAACGTTTTAACAAACGTGCTTTCTTAATTCTTTCAATTGCAGGTATTCTTTTAACTGTGTTACCTTTACCTGAAATTCTGTAACCTTTAATTGCAGAACGTCTTCGGTTCTTTTGAACAACAATTCGTCCTTTTGCATTTCTGCGAATTCTTCTACGAATCTTTTTAACTCTACCCATTTTAATAATGTTAGAGTTGGCTTCTCTTATTTCTTCAAGTTCTTCAAAAACATTATTAGCAACAACTTCTTTTGCTTCTTCTAAACGAGCAACAACGATTGTATTGAGGCGACTGAATAATTCTTCTTTCGCCTCTTCTAATTTATTTTCAACTAACTTCTGTATAAAACTCATTTTGATTTACTAAATGCAAAATTGGCCACTTTTTGAAAATGTTCTGGAGATTTATGAACCATATCAGAAATTTTCTTTTTATTATCATCATTAAGTGCCTCATGAACATTCAAAATAGCACTTGCTGTAAAATGATCAACCTTTTGAGATTGGCCATTTGCAAACTTAATTGACTTAGCTTGTTTCTCACTTACAATATTATGTAGGTGATCCATAACCGATTCTTCTATTTGTGTTTCTTCCGCTTGAATAACCGAATCAAGGTTTCTATCAACAGAATAAGGCACTGTGAAATACTTTTTGATTTTATCATTATAGTATAAAGCTATACGTGTTTCATTAGAAAACATACGTATTTCTTTACGTCTTAATACTAAAACCGGCGGCGGCACAAATCTAAGGTTTTCATCAAGTTGCTCAACTTCTTCTTTAAAAGTTTCTGCATCAGAAACTTGAGGAGCATTTTTTGTTAATACAACACGATGAGCTTTAACTTTACGTGTATTGCCTTCAGCATCAGTTACAATTTTAAAATCTGAGGTGGCTTTAACACCTTCGTTCAATTCTTCATCCTCACGAACAACTCGGCGAGTTTGTTGAAATATTTGTTTATTATTTGCTAGCAAATCAACCATTTTATTAAACAAGTTTTGCATGATTTGGCGGTCAACATTATTAAAGACAGGACGCTCTTCTTGCATTTTATCAAGAATCTTGTGTAGTCTTTGTATCTGTGCTTTGTTCGCTAAGCCAGCACGAACCAACATATCAAATTTTGAGTAGTCTGGTTTTTCTTCTTCCAGAACTACTGTTGGTTCTTGTTTAAACTTTGATAAAGATTTCATTCTTCTTCTTGAGTTTGTTCTTCAGGTGATTTACCACCAAAAATACTTGCCGAAATTTCTTTTTTGTAACCATCGAGCGCTTCAAAAGCACGAGCAGATAAAACATTCTCTAAAGTGTCTTTTGCACTCGATGCTTCACCTGAAGAAAGTTGGTCAATAAATTGTCTGGTATTCATATTATATTTCCTTTGTTTATCTATTTATACCGATTGAATATTTTTCCACTTCGGAATCTAACTGAGGAGTTAGTGATTCTGTAGGATTATTTTCAATGGTATTATCGACAGGTTCTACTGGTGCACCTTCGGTATCAGCCGATTGAGACTGTTGAAATAGTTCTGAAGATCCATCTTCTTCCATTTCTTTTGTCATAGCTTCTATTTCTTCATCGGTCATACGAAGCACATTCTTTTTAGCCCAAGTTTGAGAAAAATATTTGCCAATATATGGGTCTAACATTTGTAAAGTCTGTACTCTTTCACGCATTAATTCAGACTCACGCAACTCTGTAAAGTTATTATCTTTTTTGTAATCGTAATATATAGACTCTTTAAATTGTTCCCATTCTTCTACTGAACATATACCTTTAAGGGATAATTGTGTTTTAAGAGCAATATCAAAAATCTGAGAAAACTTATTACGTAGCCTAACAATAAACTTAGCAAACTTTAATTCATCACGAGTAATTTCAGTAGAACGACCCATTGAAGCAAATCCGCCGCCGGCCGTTGTATCTAAACGAGAGTAAGGTACGTTTAAAGACTGTAACAATTTCTTTTTGAAATAATCAACGTCTTCAATTTGTCCAAGGTTTTGACCAGCAGGCAATGTAGTGATCTCTGTACCTTTACCACCTTCACGGCGAGGCAACCAAAAATCTTCTAACATAGACATGTGTTTGCGGTCATCACGCAACTCACCAGTCTGTGCATCATATACCATTTTATTCTTATACTTAATCATAATGTCACGCAGATATTGTTCTGCCTTACCTTTTGGTAAGTTACCAACGTCAATGTAAAAAACACGGCGTTCTGGTGCTCGTGACAAACGGTAAATAACTACCGCATCTTCAATCATTCGCAATTGATTAAGTGGTTTGATTGCTTTGTGTATATAAGAAATTACAAAGGTATTTTTTGCATCCATTAAACCAGAGTTAATGTTAATAACCGAGTCTGGTGCTATACGAAGGCCTTGATTTGTTCCGGCAGTATAAGTTTGTGTTGTGGTACCACGGTCATTATAGACATAGTATTCAGCAATAGACTTAATTACATTGGCGCCAGTTTTTGGATCTCGTTCTTTATTAATCTCACGAATCTTACGAATCTTACGTGGATCAATGTAACGAAGTTCTTGTATACCTTCTTTTGGATTTTTATCATTAACAACAATATGAAAATAAATTCTGCCGTCAATATACCAACGTTTAAAAAGGTCATCTGCCAAATTATTGAAGTTTAATAATCGTTGAACATTATGAAATTCTTCAATAATTTTTTTCTTAATAGTATCTGGTTGTTTTAGTTTATCTAAATTAATAGTAACAACTTCACCAGATTCATCATGTGTAATAGATTCATTTACAATATCATCGATAGCAGATTCCAATTCAGGATGATTTGCCATCTCACGATATCGTGTAATTAATTCCAGTTCGTTACGAACCGAGCCCTCTAGGTCAACGTATGTACCGTAGTGAGCGTTCTGTGTAATGGTAACCGCACCATCGTCTAGTGCAGCATTAGGCAAAGCAAAAGACCGTTCTTCAGCCGGTTGTGTCTGAAGAACATCTTTTTTACCTAGAGTAAAACCGAATAAGTTTATAGCAATTTTAGGTACCTCCATTCATTATCAATTTGCATCATTCTAAAGAGTTAAGAAAGGCCGAAGCCTTTCTTTTTATACAACGCCAGAATCAGCTGATTCCCACCATTGGTAGGCTAAAGTAACAGAAAATTCTTCGATAGTA